ACCCCACATTGGTACGGTGGACAATGCCATCTGACTGCCCTGTGGATTACGGATGCTGTAGCCAGCAAGGCTGCGAGTGTGAATTCTGGTTTGATGCCCCCCAGAATTTGGATCGTACACAACCGCATTGCCATTAGCATCGAGGCTCTCGATATACATCACATGATGATTCCTCACGGCGACCATGCCGGGACCGGCAGCAGCGTGAGGGAAGTGAAAGTAGGACGACGCGGGGAAATACTTTCTGACCGGATGGCCCCAGATCCTGACTGAAACGCCACATCCACAAAACGCGGTACGCGGGCAACCGGAGGGGTGGCTTACCACCCTCTCATTTTCTTCGCCGTAAGATACTTGGCTGTAATGCCGGTGTCTTGCTTCTGCGGTACCGGTTAACAAGAGGACAGCTATACTTGCTGCCGCGATCCTAAGTGTGGTCGTCATGACTTTCCTTTCGTTGAATTATCACGGCGTCACGCCCTGACGAGCGGTACGTATTGCTATCCTCCTTTGTTGTTACGAAGATTCCATTTTATTCCAGCAAAACCAGACGGTTGCCACCCTATATACCACACTACTGACTTACCGCTGTAACTTACAAACCACAGTGGAATCCATAAACGTATCCAGCACCACTGGAAGCCTGTTTCCGGCGGGGATAGGTCGTCTCTCTGAATGGTTAATACAGGCGCTTTGCCCGTAACCTTGTAATTTCGGTCCTGTACGCCAATGACGTAGGCCCTGAAATTCTGCATCGGGTTACGGACGAAATTCCAGATCAGCCAGCGTTGCCAATAAGGCCAATCGGAGTGAAACCAGTTGGCCTGATCGACAGTCTGCTCATCATCATTCATCCACCACCACCAAACGATGCCGGTGATCTTCTTCCACAGTGGCTTCTTCACCCTGTCGGTGAAGGTATGGCTTTCGATCATCGTTTTACCCAGCCGTGGTTGAACGTCTTCTTCCAGCCACTCCCCTTGCTGCCGGGGATCAAATTCCGCTTGTGAATCTTAAGCCGCCTACTCCGCTTGCGATTTGTAACGGACTTAATCCTAACGTCTCCAGCACTTTTGACCTTATGGCACTCTGAGCAAAGCAATCGGATGTTTGATTCTCTATTTGCGCCGCCGTTAATGAGGGCGACGATATGGTCGTATTGGGGGAGTAGTTTTCCCACAATGAGTAAGTTGCAATGACCGCACCGCTGGTCATATCGGTCAAAGATTCGCAGCTTAACTCTTGGCGGGATAGGTGTGTCATCTGATTTCCCGTGCCACTCGGCAACTTTTCTTGGCATTTAGCTCCACCAAGGCCATATTCCGCCTAGCTCGCAAAGAAGCGTCCAACCAACTAGGCCCCAGAAAATTGTGAAACACGTTTTCTCGATTAGGTCAGTCATTCAAGGGCCATCTACGATGCAAAGCGTGATTGTTATAGCGAACAGCGGCGGGCAGAAAACTATCAGAGCCACATCGATCACGTTTTCCATTTAAGAGCCAACAATAGGCTTCAGCACGACTTCCTCAAAGAACAGGTCTATGCGCTCGCCTTCAGACATATCGCGCAATCGCTCCTTGTTCTCGCCAAGCCATTTGGCATATTCGGTCATGCAGACGGCGACGGATTGCTCAATGCTCATGGTTGCTCACTGTGCGGCGGTTGCGTATAACGCACTTTGCGGTTTGCGTATAATCGTCACTGTTGGCGCAGCAACGAATAACCCACCAAATTTCTCCGCAATGGCATCGCCAGCCGCAGGAATTATCGTCACTAATAAAAGTAACTTTCTTCCAGTGGACCAGATAACACCAAATCCTGCGGACGCTCATTTACCACCCCTTACTGCTCTGGCCCTGAACTATACCAAAGACGATTGCATTTTGAGCATTGTAAGCCCGATGCTGACGAACTCTGGAATAGAGATATCGACCGCCAATGGAATAGAAAGCACCATAATGTCTTCATAGCCTAGCCTCCGCTCTGTGGTTCGCTTCTTCGTTCATACACTCCGAATGTCTCATCTTGATGGAATCCAGATAGACCCTCGCCTTGTTGGCCGCCTTGCGAGCCTCAACCGCCTCATACACATCATTGTAGCCATCGGCCTTGGCCAGCAGCTCTGACTTATTGATCGCCATGCCGGGATTATCCTCAATCAGCTTGAGCTGCCGTTGGGATCTCTTAACCGTGATGGTATCCTCAAGCATGCTGGCTGCTGCAACCTTATCGGCCCAGTCATCACCGGCTACTTTATAGATCTCCGATAGCGGCCTGTTCTCACCGGTCATAGGGGACTTCATCGCCATCCATGTCACTCGATACGCTCTTCTGCCATTTCTTGAAGTCACGCCACGCCAGAGCCGATGCCTTAAGGGCATGCAGGATACCAGCCCTGTCTCCTACCGGTAACTGCTGGCATTTGATGATTGCCAACGTGGCGATGCTTTCATCCTTGTCGTCGCTGCCCATATTGCCGGGAGGATTGTAGCGCGGCGCTGCTTGTTGCGGTGGAGGTGCTGATGCCCCACCAATCGCTGGTGTCAGGCTTTCGATAACACGGTACTTAAGCGTATCGGTGCTACCCGGCGGGGTGAATGTTTCATCCGTGAATGTTATTTCGTAAGTCGATTCCATCTTCATCATCGCCATCAGAACCGGACTGATCTGGTAAACCACTCCATCCTTATCCTTGACCCGGCCACGTTTCTTGCCCGGCTTAGGGTTTTCCATTCCCCCGACCGTGATATTAGTTGTTGGCATTACACTTTCCTCTCTGTTTCAATCCTGATCCCTGCCGGATATTTGCCAAAGACCTTCTTGTAGGCTCTGGCGGCTTTGATGATGGCCTCGTCGATGATCTCATTGCCTATGCCGATGTCAGCGATGGCAGCAACATAATCGACGACTACCATCGTTTCTTTCGTCTTGAGCGAGATGGACCGATTAAAACCTCCACCAATGCGGACCTTGGTTTCTCTTTCCGCAAGCGCCGCTTGGCGATCTGCTTTTTGATATTCCGCAAATCTTGCGTCAGCGTCAGCAGTTGCCGTTGCAATGTCCACACCCAATTCTCCGCAAACCGCGTTTTCGATTTGTGACTTCTCACGAGCCTCAGCATCTCGCGCAAGTCTTTCTGCCTCTTCAGCAACTCGCCTTGCTTGCTCTGCAACCTCAAATCTACGCCGTTCCTCTTCCGCAAGATAAGAGCCCATTCGTGACCTGAGTACCCCGAGCACTTTGTCGAGTAATTCACGCGGGCCTCGGTAATGGTCGTTGATCGTTTTGACTTTCTCATTCAACGGCCTCACTTGGTTTGATCGTTCATCCTCTAAATCTCGACCACATAAAACACCTCTATCAATAAAAACTTTTGCGGCTCTTGCGTCTGCTTCAGTTGTGATTACTGGATGCTCAGCCATCCATGCCGAAATATCAGCCGTTGTCTCTGAGGCCGTCGCCGTCATATCAGGCGGGTTGTTGTCGCCAATTTTACTTTCTCTGGCGTAATCAGCCGTCGCTTCTGGACTATCGAGATAGTCCCCGGTGTTGAATTTAGATGTTTTAACCATTTCTTTTCCTTACACCGGTTTATCTGCCTGCTTTGCTTTGTTTGGCTATACCAAGCTGAGCCCTGCTGAGCTGAGCCTGCTTTGCTGTGTTATGCTGGACACCGCTTTGTATTGCTACGCTTTGCCTGCTTTGCTGTGCTGTGCTGGACACCGCTCGGCACCGCACCACTACGCTTCGCAAGGCTTTGCCTGCTTTGGTAAGTATTGCTATGCTAATCTGCACAACGCGAGGCTGAGCTTAGCTGAGCCAGCTATGCCACTTCACCCGATTCCTTACCTCCTTTCTCCTTCATGTGTCTCCGTCTAACCTTTGCGGCCTCACGCCACACCGGTTTCAACTGTCTTAATTTTTCGTATCTGATTTCCATTCGCTCCAGCTCTTTCAGAGCGTCTGCCAGCATAATGTCATGTAGGGCCGGGCTACGGAGAACATCATCAACGTCACGGTAGCCACCACCGGGTTTAGTCCGGTCAATAGACAAGGACACCAGCTTTCTTGTCCCGTCGCCATAGACAATATGGAGGGCCATAATCCTGCGAGCGCCCCACAGCCAATGCTCATAGGCTGATTTCTTTTCATCCCACCCGCAAAACTCTGGCGCTTTATACAAGTCTGATTTTGGGTGGGCTCTTGCCCAAGCAACAACGTCTTCAGCGGTAAGGAGGTCATTGTCTCCCTTGATAATAAGCAGTTCATCTTGGATGCTCATGCTTTAGCCTTTCATATCAACCTTGAATGTTCCTTTACCAGTTCCGCCACTCATTTTTGATAGCGGACGACCGGCACCAATCCCAACTTGCCATCCAGCTCTAGCAAGAAGGTTAACGATATCCTGAGCCTTAAATACATCATCATCCCATTCGATATCGAATGTTGATTCCCACTTTTCAAAAACAGCCCTTGAGGCAAGATCGGTTGATGCAATGCCAACCTTAACTCGCTCAATATGCATCCTTGGTGTGCCCTTGATACGAACAAGCGGTTCAAGATTTTCAGCATCCAAGCCCTGAGAAACAACAAAGATACACATCTTTGCTCGTATCATATCCATCTCAGTCAGGCGGCAAGCATCAATCATCGCATTGCGGAGCGCCGTTGCTGGTATTCCATGCCATCCTTCTTGGGATATATGCATTGATGCCTTGAAGATTTTCTCAAAATCCTTCGGGGCTTTAGCCTTTCTTGTCCGCTTGGCGGCTGACCCCTCTTTTTGAGTCGCCAGCATTTTATCCCGGTTTTCTGAACTAAACCTATTTTGAATATATGGTGCGGTGCCGGTGATTCTTACCGATGCCCGCGCCATCTTGGGCGGCGTTATAACAACCTTGGTGGCCTCTTTCATTTTATCCATCATCTTAAGCATTGATAAATCTCTCCAATGTTTGTTTTTCTATCTTTCTTCCTCTCTCGAAGAGACGAGAGGAAGAAAGATAGGCCGCCAGTTGATTTCATCCAGAAGATGGGGTAGCACAGTTTGTGAGAGGTCGCAAATGAATTTGAACGTGTATCTGGTAAAGCATAAACTGACCACCGAGGCTTTCGCCAAGCGAATGGGCGTTTCCTTCAGCGCGGCCAGCAAATGGCGAGCCAAAAACAGGTTGCCACGGCCCGCTATGATGGCCAAGATACAGAAAATCACTAAAGGGCGCGTTAAGCCCGTAGACTGGTATTAAATCATGACAGGCGGCAGAACTGATCCTTGGCCTCAGGCCAAGAAAGACCTGCTTATCGAACTGTGGCCAAACCATTCAGGACTAGAGATCGCAACCATTATGGGGACCACCCGTGGTGCGATCCTAGGCATGGTGAACAGGATGGACCTACCCAAAAAGACCCTCGGCTTCCGTCAGGGACGACCGAGGAAACCAAAGCCTGAGCGAGCCCTTAAAGTCGTTCCACCCGAGCCAGAACCGATCCGTGGGCCTATCCCGCTGCTGGAGGCTGGCCTCCATGATTGCCGCGCCATTATCGGCTCTACCGATGGCCCCAATGGCTTGGCGACGGTCTGTGGCAAGCGAATTGTCGAAGGGAGTGCGTTCTCGTTTTGTGCTGAACACACAAAGCTATACGTCCAACGATCAACAAGGGGATAACTATGTCGGGGGTCACAGAGCTTCTAAGAAACGCCCAAACAATCCGCCAAAGGCTGCGCTACCCACCCAACGCTATAAGAGACAGGGGAATCAACCTACACCCTAAAAGAATACCTCCAAAGGCTGACATCAATGCAGCCATCGAGAACTGGCTGGCCCGCCATAGGCCCATACTCAGCGCCAAAGTGACGATTATGAGTGTTCCGCCGGAGGATTTTGAGCCTCCGATGCATCAGGTGAAATATACCGCTATACGAAAGGTTGTTTGCCAATACTTCCATTTAAGACTTGACGAATTCCTCTGTAAATCCCGCAAGAAACGCTTTTGTTTCCCTCGCCATATTGCCTTCTACCTCGGTCGCCTTCACTCCAAAGCCTCCATGCCTGAAATAGCCCACATGTCAGGGGTCATGGATCACACGACGGTCCTGCATGGCTTCCTCAAGATCAAGGCTATGGTGGATGCCGGTGAGCTGGCAGATGCCATCAAGATGATAGAATACGAGATATTTGAAGGTAAAAATGCCCCCAAGAGAGATCTCGATAGACCTGCCTTGGCCACCGAGCCAGAACTCGATCTGGCGCAAGAACTTCCGGGCCAAGAAGGGGGTGTATCTCAATCCGAAGTATGGAGCATGGCTCACCGAAGCTGGGTGGATCGTGAAGAGGGCGAAGTTGCCACCTATTGACGGTGAGTTTGACGCCACCATCATTCTAAATCCACCAGACAAGAGAAGGTCAGATATTGATAATAGAATCAAGGTGTTACTTGACTTAGCTCAAAAATATGGGCTGGTTAAGAATGATTATTTATGCAGAAAGCTAACGATTTCCTATGGAAGCTCTGAGGACGCCCCGCTTGGGGCCAAGCTTATCTTGAAACCACATGAATGATCTTCGCCAAGATATTGAAAATCTTTCAATCCCTGAACCAAATAGTGGCTGCTGGTTGTGGCTTGGAATGGTTTATACCACTGGATATGGTGGTGTGGTTCACCAAGGCATTACCAAGTTGGCCCACCGCGCATCATACGAAGCTTTTCATGGAGTTATCCCCAGAAAAATGCTCATTTGCCATCATTGCGATAATCCATCCTGCGTGAACCCAGACCATCTTTTTCTTGGGACAGAGCAGGATAATGCAGACGATATGGTTAAAAAGAAACGCTGGAGACAAGCGGCAGTACGAAGCATGGCTACATACCATAGCAGTAGTGGATGGACGAAAGTTCGTATCTGATTATTATAATAAAGTTGCCCGCCTCACCTGTTGCAAGGTGTGCGGGCTGATCCGGTGGAGCTTTCTTGGGAGAAAGCCGGACCTTAGACTTAACAAGATATGCCCACAGCAGCTTGTTCCGTCAAGGTTCTTAAATCTCCTCCACCAAATCAGCCGTCGTAGCGACGGGCAAGCGCAGGGTATGAGGGATTTAGTTCCCTGACCGGATGTGCTGCTACGGAAAATGCCGGTCTAGGGCCGACGCATCCCAACTTGTCCGAAAGGGTAAGAGGATGAGGTCCGAACAGCCTCCCACCTTCCTGTGAGAAATCACGGGGGGTAAGGGGGGTATTCGGGCCTCAACAAACCCACTGAACCGAAGGGTAAGGACTAAGAAGATAGAGGGAGAATAGAGATGAAGATGTGCAGGAAGTGTGGTGGTCAATGCAAAAGGGTCGTGAATGGTCGTTGGTATTGTGAACATTGCGGGCCTCAACCAGCTCCAGCAGATAAGGATGAATGACATGACATTTGATGATTTCTGGTCGGCTTACCCCAAGCGAAAGGGGTCAAACCCAAAACATCCAGCTTCCTTAAAATTCGCCACCGCTGTTAAAAATGGTGCTGATCCAGCTCACTTGGTTTCATCTGCCCGTCAATATGCTGAGGAGCTGGAACAACAAGGAAAAAACGATTCTGAATTCGTTTGTATGGCCTCAACTTGGCTAAACCAGAAACGATGGATGTCTTATGCGCCCGATAAGGGCGAGAGGCTGGCCAAGATAGACGCTGATATGGCTCAACGTGGCTATAAGTGGGTTGAGAAGACGAGCGAGACAGGAAAGCTAGAAGCAAGATGGGAGAAAATTGATGCTTCCCCTCACTAAGACGGAGGGGGTCCGAAACACTCATCTTGGCAAGCCTGACATAAATGAGACAGCTTGTGTTCGTCGATGCTCTGCTGATCGACAAAGGAATCCATTCTGATGAACTTGCCGCAGAGCGGGCACTTATCAGCCTTGAGATTGTCAACGAAGCTCTTGCTGGCTTCTCTTATCTTGGGATCAACTCGCGGGTCGTCCAGCGCGTCGAACCTTGCGATGATATCCTTTACCCTCTGGAAGTTTGCCATTAGCGTGATGACCTCCTCATGCTGCCGTCTATGATAGGGAGCGCCTGTCTCATACTTAGCCGCGCCTTGGTTCCGTTGGCCCTGTCCGTGATGTGGACCCACTTGAGACCGATCTTGATATCGCAGTAGCGCATCCCAGACCCAAGGCGCGGGCAATCATCGTCAAAGTAAAGCCGCATCGGAGACGCGGCCTCAATATCATCCTTGGACGACCTTAGATCTTTGATTCTCTTCATCCTTGAACGTCTCCTGCATATCAACCAGAGTTTCCCAGATCCTGATATAAAACGGAAACCGTCTTGGCCGGTCGTCCATCTCACCTTTATAACTGGTGTAGTTGATATCCTTGACCATCTGCTCGATCACATAGGCCACTTCGTTGCGGCGCAGGTTGGCACGATACAGATAATCATATTCTTCATTGCGCTCGATCTCGGCGTTTGGCCAATACTGCTCGATATCGCCCTTGGCTCTAGCCTTGACGATCAAAATGCTTTCATCGTCTCTATGTTGGACAACTGAAAACATACCTCGCTGTGAGAATAACCACATTCCAACACACTCCCTTTCTTTTTGGTTAAAATAATCAAATGCCCACATTTGCGCGGGCTGTAAGTTTTATTTAATCTTGCG